AGGTTCTTGGTCATAATGAATGGCGAATATATATTAATATACTAGCAGACCGATATAAAAACAACCTATGAATGGCCGAAAAAGGTGACTTAAGAAAAAGAAAAGAAGCAAAAGAAAAAGAATATAATATTATTTAAATAAATTTATTAATAATATATATATATATATATATATATCTAATAATACATATACTTATAAACGTAGTTATATATATATAAATATAATAATAAATATATATATGTATATATATATATTTATAGAATATAGAGAAGAATTATTATTGACATATTATTGAATATCATTTACTGTCAGTAAAGATCATTAATACTGTATGAATGGCAAACCCAAGAAAGGCATAAAAGTCTCTGTATTCCTTGATGAAGAGATGGCAGGTTTTATTGACGATTCAATGACCTACGGAATGAACAGATCGGATTACATGCGTAGTCTTGTCTGGGAAAAGATGAAACGTAAAAGGCCAAAACCCTCTCAGCCTAGCAATGATCCCTTTGCCAACCCGACTATCAATGGTCGTTTAGTACCTGATGACCTTAAGGATCTTTCTCAGCTTATCTGTGAATGGTGGCCTATCAGATACAAAAAGAAAGCTACATGCTCTACAAAGGTCGCAGAGAGGATTTTTAACAAGTTACGAACATTCACACCCAAAGATAGAAAGAAAGCCCTTGAAGGAGCAATAGCGGGTGGCTGGATGAATATTTACGAGATAAAACAATCAAAGATTGCAGAAGAACCAAAAAACAATCATCCTGCACATAGGGTGTTCACCGCTAAAGGAGGATTTATTGACTGATGGAACGAATATTTAACACACTTTCTGTCATCAAGCTTCTCAAGGATGGTGTTAAAAAACCTAATCCTGCCAACTCCAAAAAGAAAATGTGGACTCTGAAACAATTAGACGAACCTTCACCTGGTTGGAAAGATGTTATCAATGAGTGCGAAGGTAATCCTTTATTCACAAAAGGTTATCAAGGTGTTAAACACACTAACCTTGCAAGAGTATCAATCACAGTACCAAAAAAGGATGAAGAGAAGATTGAAATTATAGATCCTAAAGATTTACCACCTAAATACGATTTCTGATGAAAACTATCGAACTACTAAAACCACTACCAATCCGTAGAGATGAGAAAAGGCATCAATACGTCAATATTGAAACTGGACAATGGTTCAGTTATTCAACTACTGGTGTCTGTAATGAACTGACAGAAGAAGCTAAACAGAATATTGAATTTACAAGAGCAGATTGGCAACCAAGAGGTGAGAAGGTTCATGAATGTCTTGCTGAAACAATGCTAGGTAATCAAAATATTGATTTTGATGAATATGGCAGTTGGGTTGAACCTTTACTTCAGCATGAATTGTTCACACATTTTGAACCTATGGCAGTGGAACACATGATGGCTTTACCTGATAAATCCGTAGGTGGTCAGCTTGATCTACTGGGTTACGACACTAAGACGAGACAGGTGAGACTGATTGACCTGAAAACAAAAACTAAATGTGATTATTTCATGAGAAAAAGAAAGAAAGATGGAATGGTATATATCGAAGATTTAGATAAATATTGGCAAGAACCATACTCCACTGATAAACAGCTTGGTTGTTATGTTGAGATGTTAAAGCTGAATTATGATATTACACCTGATGTCTGTAATACGATCTGGGCATTTGAAGGTAGATGTATCTTGAATAACGATCAACCAGTTGAAAGATGCACTAAAGCATGGAATGATGCGTGGGAAAAGTTTGAAGCCAGAGAGGAATTGTTTTAATGACAGTCGAACAAAAGATTGAAGCAGCTATGAAACGTATCGCTGAACTAAAACTATTAATTAAATATTGGAGTAAAGATGAGATATAACCTTAATGTTTCAGGTAGGGAATATAAACTTATCAGAGCTTCTCTTGTTCACTTTCAAAGATCATTAAGTTTATCTGATGAAAGTAATTTTGATGAACTAATTGATGATCTTGATAAATGTTATTTAAAACTTACTGTGCAACAAAAAGAACAATTAAAAATAAAACGTGAAAAAGTTTGGGGTAGAAAAAATGAATCAATTTGAAGAAGAGATTAAACGTAGAATCAAACACTATTACGATCAGTTGGCAGCATTGGAAAATGCTTATTTTCATCACGAAATTGACCGTAAAGAATATGTGGTTCAATATGAAAAGATCAAAGGCAAAATTGAGTTATTAGAAGAATGACTAACCCACAAAAACGTAAAGGTGATAAGGCTGAAAGAGAAGCAGCAGAACTTTTAACAGAAGTAACTGGTTTTCAATGTCAACGAAATCTTAGTGCAGGAATACCTGGAGATGTTGGAGATATATATGGCATACCTAATTGTGTTGTACAGGTGGCGGATTACAAGGACAAGAATAGAGCTTGTCTTGTTAAACCTAGAGAAGTGGAAACGCAACGTGAAAACGCAGGTGTGGACTTCGTTGCGACTATGGTCAGGTTTCGTGGAGGTAATTGGAGAGTTGTACTGACACCAGAACAATTCAACACATTGTTACAATCAGCATTGCAGTAAACATAATATTATTGTAGTATTAAATTTATAGTAAACAATTATTAATGGCCGACAAAAAAACAAGTCCAAAAACTCTTGTTGAAGCTTTATGTGAGTTTCAGAAACATCACCATGCTGCTGGCTTAGATGGTGATAATCCATTCTTTAAAAGTAAGTACACGACACTTGCTCAAGCGTTATCTGCTATACAGCCAGCTACAGAATATGGTTTATGTCATTCACAACTGAACGAATATGAAATCTTACCAGATGGACAAATTCTTACGATAGTTGTCACTAAACTAATGCACGTTTCTGGTGATGAACCGATAGTCAGCAGATTTCCTGTCCCCAAGCTTCCAAGTAATCCTAAAAACGTACATCAGGAAGCAGGGTCAGCACAGACCTATGCTCGCAGATATGGACTTTTATCTGTATATGGTTTGGCTAATGATGATGATGACGGTAATTCTTTAATGAATAAACCTGAACCAAAGAAAGGTGTAGCCAAAACTCCTACAAGACCTAATCAAAAGCTAGAGCCTACTTCTGTTTTAAATAAACTACCTGATCCAATATCTAAAGAAGCTAGAGAAGCTATTCTTGAACAACTCGGAACATTGCAACAATTACATCCCGATAAGATGAAAGCAGTTATTGAAGCTTTTAGAGACAAGTTCAATATTAAAAGTTCTAAGATCAGTGGGCATATTACTACTGCTGAACACGGAGAGTTTCTTGCTCTTGAAATATCCAAAATTGATGCAAGCCTATGACTTCTGATGAAACCGTTAACACTGCCAAAGAAGCACTTATAAAAGAGCTTTTACAACGCAAAGAACAACGCAAGAAAAATTGGAATCAAAACATTTACAGTGTTAGAACCAATGACAATTTAAAGGCTAAAATAGATCATTATTGTACAGAAAAAAAGATCACATTTAATGCCTTTTTCAATCAACTCTTAAACAACTTTTTTAAATAATTATGACTGATTTTAATCCAGCACTTCCACTGCCAATTAAATGGAATATAGGTGATGATCGTTTTAATGAAGGACAACAAGTTTTGAATTTAACAATTCCTGTTGAATCTGTTACTCATTTGATAGATCATTTACAAAACCTCGTAAATACAAAAGCTAAAGAAGCTGAAGTTTATGATTTTACAAAAAAACAAAAAGTCAAAACAAACTGTGTACAAATCTTTTCCAAAGCAATGGATGGACAGTATGGAGTTTTTGGTAATATAAATCCACAGAAAATAGAGAACGCACCAGTTAAAGAGGATTTACCTTTCTAATGTTGAGGCATTTGTTTTTGTAAGATTTGACAATGTAAGTCCTCTGTCTGGGCAGGGAGGGTCATGGTTTTGATACCCATTCATAAAACTTGCTGCTCCTTTAAATGAAAAAGCCATTGATGACTCTAAATGGTGTTTTCGAGTTTTCATTTAAAGATGTTTAGAGTTCCCTGCGAGGATGTTTGAAGAGTCAACGCTAGTCCAATCAGCGTCATATATTCATTCATAAGCAAGTAATCCTGTAAGTCCCAGATTTATTTTTTATTTATCATGCAAACAAAATCATTAACTTATCTTGTTGAAGATCCAAATCTAAAAGTTAGATTTAAAATAATTAATGGTGTACGTCACTGGCTTACACTTCCACCATCTAACTATGAAAGATGAAAAGAAAACATACCCCTTCATATAATAAGCTAGCTTGTCTTCAAGAAATCAGAAGAAAAGGACTACTTAAGTTATTACTTGATGTTGAACTTCGTGGTGTAGAACACAGAGTCTATATCACTGACGATTCAAGAGCAGACCTTACAGTTAATGATGGGGATTGGATCAATGATCATATAAGGACTGCTATCGTTAAGCATAACTACGAAATCAATAAGATCCCTAAACTACAGGTGAAAGATTTTACCATGAAAGAAATTAAAGAATACGAAGACTCACTCGAATGAAAACACCGATAGGACAAAAGTTTCAACTTAATCAGGTTGTAAAAAGAAACGCTTCGACTGGTTATTCAGCCAGTAAATATGCACAGTTCACTGGCAAGATTACAGAAGCTTTAACAAGAAAGAATAAATTAGGAGTTCCTCAGTATTACTACAAAGTTTTCTGGGAAGATGGAAGATCATCTGAGCATGCCCAACATAGCCTTAAACCTTTTCCATAAAGGTTTTTTCATCTTTTTCATTTCTTTCTTCATTTCATGAAGTGCAAGCAAAGCTTCAAGCTCTGCAAGCCGACCCAACATACCTGTAAGAAATACATCCTGACGCATTTGATGACGTATCAAATTTGTGCAGTATCTTTGTAATTCTTCGGTATTTTTATTATTCATTATTTCTCTGCAACGCATCTCAACTGACAATTCCAGTTCTGGTGTAGGTTTTTCAAAATCTATATTGAAAAGTTTGTCAGTGTCCATTTCCTTATGTCATCCTTTCCAAACATAACAATATTTGCTAGATTTGCCATAACTAGCCTGTAGCTTCAACGCTATCTCCTCACACAAAGGGCTAGTTATCTAACATGGAAGAACAAAAAAAGAAAAACCCTATACAAAAAATAAAAGAGACTATTGAAGATAAGGAAGAACAATTAGCTTTTATATCAGTAGTAGTCCGTTTAGTTGTAGTAGGTTGGAGTGGTTTTATAGTTTCCTTAAACTACATTACTATTCCTGGTTACAGCAATGAACCAAAAGATATCACTTTCCCAGCTTCGTTACTTACGGGGGCACTTGCCAGCTTTGGTTTGGAGGGTGCTAAGAAACGAGGTGATGGTACATACAAACCTGATGAAAAACCTCTTAACAAAAAAGAAGTAGAAGAGTTACTAGCATCACAATCTGGTGGTTATCAAACCGTTAGAATTGAAACACCGATTAAAATTATTGGTGCAGAAATTGTAGATTCCGATTCTCCTAAAAAATGAAAAAATTTTTACCTTTGATTTTACTGGCATTTCCAACAGCTAGTTTTGCAGATATCACTCATTCAATCCAATCTGTAGCTTCAGTAACTACAGTTGCAGCTTCAGCGACAAGTGAGCGTATTGGATCTTCTATAAGTGTAGCTGGCACGAATGTGACGCCAAAAGCTAATACAGTAGCAGGTCAGATAGGTTCTCTTGATTTAGCTGATAATGGAATAGCTAACGGAGTTCCTACTGTTGATTACGATACTAGCTTCAATGTTGTAAACACAGGTGATGCGTTTTCGGCAAGTGAAACATATATCCAAGCTGATGCCGTTCCAAGCCTGTTATCTGCCACAGTTACCAATGGAGCAGTTCCATCCTTACCATTATTAGGAAAGAACACAGTAGTCGCAGGAGGTGACCCTGGTTCTGTTGCTATCACATTAGATAGTGGACAAGGTTTAACTGTAAATCTATCTGATATGGGTGCTGGTACAACTGCAACGCTCCAATCAACAATCACTCTTGGCTTGGATTAATGAGATGGCTGTTGCTTTTGTTTATAGCTTTTCATAGTTCGTATGCACAGGCTACCACTCCTAGGTTCAGTGCGAATCAAATGCAATCTACAAGCAAAAGTGTTTCTACTATTAATGAAACCATTGTCACTGAAAACTACAGGACAGGATATTCATATTCAGTTCAAGGCCATAACATCAAAGTCACAGAAGATTCTGTCATATCACCTGATGCCACATATACTACAAGTCAGAATACAGGAAAGGTTAGCTTTCAATGGGTGACACCAGATCTACCTACCAAGCCTCAGTGGGAGATAGTAACACCAGGAGATTCGTTCAGTTTGGTAGAAAACTTTCTCGCTCCAGGATTGGATGCAGTGTCGATTATCACAAGAAATCAAACTATAGAAACTGTGCAAGACTCTGTAACGCTATTTCAGTAGCCTTATTATGTTCTACACCTGTATATGCAAACACTACGATTAGTAGCCCTAGCTCTTCAAGTCAAGGAACGGTTGTAAATCAAGGATTTCAGACGATTCAAGGTAATTTCCCAACTCATAGATTTTCAAACGGAATACAATGTCAGCTACCAACATTGGCTTTCACTCCTTTTGTTACTAAGGGAGAAGGGTATAACACTCCAAGAATTACTACATCACGAACCAATATATATGACACTGCAACGGACAGCGAAACAGGCCAGTTGCTTAATCCAGGGAGTATTCTATATGTCGCAGAACAGGAAAGAATAGATCAGACGAACCATAACTTATCTTATGGAGCGACTATAAGCTTACAGGTTCCATTAGGTAAAAGGTTTAACAATGAATGTTTGAAGGCTGCACAGGCTTACAGAAA